ACCCACAGCAACGCGGTGCCGGTGAACCGGCACAAGCCGCCCAGCCTGGTGCGTGACCTGGCCATCGCCGAGTCGGCGAACCGGGTGCTGCAGGAAACTGGCGGCTACTCCCGGGTCGAGGGCGAAGGCGGCTCGGCGACCAGTGTTGTCGGCGCGGGCCTGGCCGACCTGTGGGACGAGACCGTCACCGCCTACGGCCGCAAGGGCCGGATCAGGGCGATCTGACATGCCCGAATACAAGGTCGAGGTGACGGCCGAGGGGCCCATATTCGACAACCTGGCGACCCCGGCGGGGCACAAGTTCGTCCACGACGCCACGAAGAAACTCGCGGACACCGGCGCGGACTGGATCAAGATCGCCGCGAACGCCATGGACAAGTCCGGCCGCGGCGGCACGGGCCGCGCCGCCGAGGGCGTCCTCGTCTTCGAGCGCGACTGGGGCGCCTACATCTTCGGCGCGATGCAGGAGGGCGAGGTGTGGTGGCCCTGGCTCGAGGGCGTCTCCGAGCGGAACCGGACGACGAGGTTCAAGGGCTACCACACGTTCCGCCTCACCGCGGCGAAGCTGCGGCGGCTCGCGGGTGAGATCATCCGCCCCGAGGTCGAGGAGTACGTCCGCGAGATGGGCGGCAGCTGATGGCCTTCGACGCCGCCGCGGTGCGCGCCCTCCTCGACGCCGTGGTGTCCCACGCGCAGGATCTCGGCGTGTTCGACCGCGTCAACTACCACGAGCCGAAGAACGCGCCCGGCCGCGGCCTGTCGTGCTCAGTGTGGGTGCAGTCGATACAGGCTGTCCCCGCGGCGTCGGGCCTCGCAGCGGTGTCCGGCCGGGTGACGCTGAACATACGCCTCTACACGTCGATGCTCGCCGAGCCCCAGGACGACATCGACAAGCTCCTGCTGTCCGCAGCCACGACCCTGCTCGGCGAGTACAGCGGGAACTTCACCCTCGGCGGCACCGTCCGCGACATCGACCTGATGCAGCTGAACGCGCAGGCCGGCTACCTGCAGCAAGACGGCAAAGTCTTCCGCGTGATCGTCATCACGTTGCCAATCGTAATTAACGACATCTGGGGCGAGGTGGCCTGACATGGCAAAACAGACTGGCATGGGGGCCGCGTTCTACGTGGCCGGCTACGACATCGGCGGCGACACGCAGACCTTCACCCTCCACGGCGGCCCGGCGGCGCTGGACGTCACCGACGTCACCCAGTCCGCGTACAGCCGCCTGGGCGGGCTGCGGTCGGCCGAGGTGAACTGGGTGTCCTACCACGACCCGGCCGCGAACGCCTCCCACGCCGCCCTCTCCACGCTGCCCACCGCCGACGTGATCGCCACCGCTGTCATGCCGCCGGTGGCGGTCGGCACCCCGGCGCTGTCGCAGGTGTCCAAGCAGATCAACTATGACCCGGCCAGGGCGGCGGACGGGATGCTGACGTTCGCCATCAACGACCAGTCGAACGCTTTCGGCCAGGAGTGGGGCGTCATGCTCACCGCCGGGAAGCGCGTCGATACCGTCGCCACCGCCGGGCCGTTCTTCGACAACCTGGCGTCGTTCGCGTTCGGCGCGCAGGCGTACCTGCAGGTCTTCGCGTTCTCCGGGACGGACGTGACGATCGCCATCCAGCACGCCACCACCTCCGGCGGCGCCTACTCGAACATCATCCCGTTTACGCAGGTCACGACCGCGCCGCAGGCGCAGCGGGCGTCCGTGTCGAACGTGACGGCGATCAACGAGTTCCTCAAGGTGACCACGACCACCGTGGGCGGCTTCTCCTCGGTGACGTTCGCCGTCCAGATCACGGTCAACCCGGTCGCCGGGGTGGTGTTCTGATGGGCGAGCCGTTCCGCATCGAGCCCGCGCTGCCGGTGACCGCCGTCAAGACCTACCAGGTCGCCGCGCCCCGGGCGACGCACTGGCGGCCGGCGACGTGCGCCGAGGCGGACTGCCCCCACTACCTGCACGGGTGGGTGACGATCGTCCCCGCGGACAGCCCGCAGGCGCACTACATCCGCCACGAGTGCGGCCGCAGCTTCACCGAGGCGCTCCAGCCCGGCGGGCTGGTGGAGTTCACGTTCGAGCCGGGGCAGCGGTGCTTCGCGTCCAGCCAGCACCAGGTGCCGAAGGACATCCCCGAAATCTTTATCGAACGTGACGGCGACTGGCGGGGGAACCCGACCGGCCGCCGCATCCAGCATTCGGTGACCGGGTGGCTGGACTCGTTCGGCGAACATCAGGAACGCCTCGCAGAGGCCCAGAAGGAAGGCTGAGGAATGGCCAAGGCAACCGGTCTCGCGTGGACCACGCTGTCCGTGGGTGACAGCAGCAACACCGCGACCGACATCCGCAACGACATCACGAACCTGCAGTTCGCAAGCCCCAGGGGCGTGCAGGACGTGACCGGCATCGACAAGAGCGCGCTCGAGCGGCTGCTGCTTTTGGCCGATTTCAGCATCCAGCTGAACGGCGTGTTCAACGCGGCGCTGTCCCACACCGTGCTCGCCACCATCCCCTCGACGTCGGTCAACCGGGTGGTGTCGGTCACGGTCAACGCGAAGAACTTTAACCAGGGCACCACGGGCGCGGGGAACGGCGCGGTCCTGTTCACCGACTACAGCCTGACCCGCCCAGCGTCCGGCGAACTCACCTGGCAGGCGCCCGGCGTCCTCGCCAACGGCGCCGTCCCCACCTGGAGTTAGCCCATGGGATACCGGCGGAAGGTCTACTCGCTGAAATGGGCCGAGGGGCACAGCCTCCACGGCCTGGAGGTGTCGTTCACCGGCATGTCGGTGGGGCGGATGGCGAAACTGACGTCGCTGGCGGGGCGGCTCGGCGGCGAGGGACAGCTGGACGGCAAACTCGAGGACGCGGACGTCATGTTCCGCGAGATGGCCGCCTGCCTGGTGTCGTGGAACCTTGAGGACCACCGCGGGGAGCCGGTCCCGGCGACATATGAGGGGCTCGCCGACCAGGACGTGGGGTTCGTCATGGACCTGGCGTTCACCTGGATGGAGGCCGTCGCCTCGGTCGATAACCCTTTGCCGTCGAGCTCGAACGGTGGGCCGAAGCCGATGCCGGAGGTGTCCATCCCGATGGTTCCCTTGCCGGCGAGCCCTTCGAGCTGACGGAGGCGCAGATGATCCTCGGCGTGTGCGACCGGTTCCACGTCCTGCCGTCCCAGGTGATGGCCGAGGACGCGGAGCTGCTGCGCCTGCTGAGGATCGAGGCGCTCGGCCGGCGGCCGGAGCCGGAGGCGCGCGGTGGCTGACAACACGGTCGAAGTCACGATCCGGGCCCGTGACCTGTCCGGCGCCGCCTACGCCTCGGCCGAGGCGAAGGAGAAGGCGTTCCAGCGGCTGGTGGACCAAGGGAACAAGCAGTTCCAGAAACTGGGCGACCAGAACGCGGCGCTGGTGGAGCGGTCGGCGCGGGCGCGGCAGGACGCGGCGTTCCTGATCGGCCGGGCCGACCATTTCATGGCGCAGGAGGCCGAGAAGGCGGCGAAGATTCAGGAGGATCTCGACAGCCGCCTCGGCGGCGGCGGATTCCTCAGCCGCATCGCGGGCGGTTTCGCTAGCATAATCACCCAGCTCGGCACCCTCGCCGGCATGGGCACCGCGGTCATCAACCCGATAACGGTCGCGCTCGCCGGGCTGGCGGCGGTCCTGGCGGGCCCGCTGATCGCCGCGCTGCTGCCCATCACGGTCGGGTTCGGCACCCTCGCCGCGGTCGTCATCCCCGAGGTTGACAAGGTGATCAAGGCGCTGCAGGCGAAGGGCCCGGCGGCGCAGAAGGCGTGGGCGGCGCTGTCCCCCGACGAGCGGGCGATCGGCCGCCAGATTAAGGATCTCGGCAGGCAGTTCTCCGACCTGGCCAAGGCGGTGCAGCCCGAGGTGCTCACGGCGTTCCACACTGCACTGAGGATCGTCAAGGACCTGATGCCGGTGCTGACCCCCCTCGCGGTCGCCGCGGGGAAGGCGCTCGACGGGTTCCTGAAGAACATCGAAAACTGGCTGAAGTCCGACTCGGGGAAGAAGTTCATCAAGTGGATGGAGACCGACGGCCCGAAGGCCATCGAGACGTTCGGGCGGGTCATGTGGGACGTCGCGCAGGGTATCGGGCGGACGTTCTGGTTCCTGCGCATGGCGGGCGACCGGTGGTTCACCAACGTCCACAATGGCCTTAAGACCATCCACCAGGCGTGGAGCGAGACGATCAACTGGTTCGTAGAGAGAGGGCATTTTCTCGAGCACTCCTGGGATAACCTGACCAGTTTCGCGGCCCGGGTGTGGCACACCCTCGTCAACATCTGGCACACGGGTGTATCTCAGATTGAGGGCATCATCCGCGGCGCGATCGGGGTTATCCGTTCCGTCTGGGCTGCGGTGTATGGCGCACTCGTCAAACCCATAGAGAGTGCGTGGAACACGATCTCTGGCATCGTCTCCAAGATCACGGGCGCGCTGTCGTCTATCAACAGTGCCCTGGGCGGTATCCCCGGCAAGCTCCTGTCCACCCTCGGGTTCGCCTCGGGCGGCATCGTGGGCGCCGCTGCCGGTGGCGGCCCGCGGGGTGGGCTGACGTGGGTGGGTGAACGCGGCCCGGAGCTGGTGCGCCTGCCGCTCGGCAGCCAGGTGTACCCGTCGGGGCAGTCGATGGCGATGGCCGCCCACGGCGTCCGCGGCGGCGGGGACACGTTCAACATCCACGTCCAGGTCAGCCCCGGCACCGCACCCGCCGAGGTCGGCCGGCAACTCGCCTACCACCTGGGCGAGTTCAAAAAGCGCGGCGGCATGATCTACCGCCCTGCGGGGTTCTAGGAGGGGCTTGTGGCTGTCACCGCGCACGTGTTCCCGCAGTTCATCATCGGCCTGTCGGCGGGGAACATCTCGCTGACCGGCGGCACGTACAAGGTCGCCCTGTCGAACACCGCCGGGCCCGTCACTGAGGCGACGGTGGGCATCTCCACGGCGAAGCTGTACACCGACTGGACGGCGAACGTGGCCGCGGAGATCACCGGCACCGGCTACAGCGCCGGCGGCGCGACCGTCTCCAGCCCGACGTTCACCGCGGGCGGGACGAACAACACCGTCGCCACCTGGACCTCCGCGTCGAACCCGAACTGGACGTCTTCGACGTTCACCGCCAACCAGGCGGTGTTCTACGAGTCGTCGGCGTCCACGATCCAGCTGATCTGCTGGTGGGATTTCGGCGGCGCGGTGTCGGTGACCGCCTCGACGCTGACCCTGACGATCTCCGGCAGCGGCCTGCTGACCGCGACGTCGTCCTGACATGGCTATCACCGTCACCGCCACCGAGGCGGGCGCCGCGAGCGCGAACGGCATCGCGCTGAAGGTGCTCGTGGTGACGGGTGGGACCGCGGCCGGCGGGGCGAGCAACAGCGCGTCGGGCCTGTCCACCGCCGCGCAGGTGAGCCTGACCCCGAACTCGAGCAACTCGCTGCTGACGTTCGCGGTGGTCAACGGGAACAACTCGACCACGTTTACGGCCGCGACGAACAACACGATGGATATGAACGTGTCGGACGGGACGCACCTGACGGCCTACGGCGGCGGCCACTGGACGAGCACCGTGACCTCGGGTGTGGCGGCCACGGTCGGGGCGTCCGCGCCGACGGGCGTCCCGCAGACGATCGGCGCCTACGAGATCCAGCCGTCCGGGTCGGTGGCGATCGACGGGTCGTCCCCGGCAGTGGTGTCCACGACCGCGGCGCTGACGATCACCACGGCCAGCTTCACCCCGCCGGGCGGGTCGGTGCTGGTGGCGCTGGTGTCGTTCAACACGGCCACCTCCGGCGCCTACACGATCACGGTGTCGGATTCGAGCAGCCTGACGTGGACGCAGCGGGTCATCGGCGACGGCCCCGCCGGCGGCCACGAGGGGACCGCGGTCATCTTCACGGCCACCACCGCCGCCACCGGGGTGTCTCCCCTGCCGCTCGTCGCCGGGCAGGCCGTCAAACGCGCCGCCTACTACTAGGAGAAAGCTATGGCTTTCTCCTAGTAGTAGG